ATGCATGGAGAAATCGGTAGAAAACAAACCAGCCTCGCCCTGCTATCTGACAAGCCACCTTGCGTAGAAGGGCAAAACACAATTTTTGCGAGCAAGCATTATGAGCTCCCCCTCAAGCAGCTCCGCAAGAGGTAGCGCCTTCCTCACATAGGCATGACTATCATGCGTGGAAGCTTCCTCCATAAGGAGAAACAACGCCCCTTGAAGGTCTGTCCACGCACCCTTGAGAGCGCCCATATCCTGATCATTGAACAAGAGTTGCAGCATTAGGATATCCCGCTCCAACTCATAGCGCGCAACGGGCCAACTTTCATTAAGGAGCTTTTTTTCGTGAGCGGTCAAACCGTGAATACCATGCTCACCGTTCACCTCGCTTTCTAAAAACCTGACGATTATATTTGCGCGAGTCAGTGCTAGCCCAGACTTTTCATAGCGCTCTGACCAAAGTTTCTCGTGCTTAGCTTTCAATACGGCAGAGTACGCTGCAACAGCAGCAGCAATTAGAGTCAACATCGTTGTAAGCATAAAAGTCCCTTGCTCCGCTCCAATTCGAGGCGAACACCAATACCCCAATTCAACGAATCACGCCACCCCGGCGAGGCTGGTGGCTGCCCGGAGATCACCATGAGCACATTCGCAGTCTTCGGCGTGACCGCCGACGTAGCGCTGGCTGAAGCGAGGAAGATCACCAAGACGACCAGGTCGAGCGGGAAAGCCGGCGCCCCCCCCTCTGCAGCTGACCCTTGCTGAATGGAATGAAGCCGTCGAGCAGCGCGCCGCAGCGATCATGGTCACCGAGAAGGTCAAGCAACTGAGCCATCTGTTCGATGCTCCGCAGTACGCCCAGCAGTTCATTGAGCTGGCCAGGAAGTCAGGCCAGTGCCGCGATCTGCGCATCAGGGCGAAATGCGAACTCACCGATTCAAAAGGCAATCCGTTGATCAACCCCAAGACCAAGCTACCGATGACCGGCTGGACCGAATACCGCCACGTATCGCCCGACGCCGAAAGGTCCCATAGCCTAACGCCTAATTCTACGCTGGCAGAGTCGGATCATTTGCAAACGACGGTACGTGGCAGTTTCACAGATCTTAATATATTACTGTGCCCGGACATATGATATTTAGCTCAATCACAGCATATCCTCACAGTGAGCTTTAAGCACACTCCCATACTCGTCAAAGAGGCTAGTAAATTCACTCCTAGTAAAGCGCTTCGAAAAACTCCTAGAGGCGAACTGAAATTCTTCTGGCGAGAAATCCTCAAGCATAACTATGAATCTACCGGAATTGAGATCGGCCTCCTCAATCATCGCAATAGCGGTGGTTCTGTCTGAGTGAGATTTGACGCTGTCTCGTAGCATCCGCGCCTTTACCGCGTCCTCTTGGTAAATCTCACCGCAAACGTAAACCCGCTCCACATTACTTTTCGCTCCGGTGAGCTGTGTTAGCCGGTCGTCCAACGGGTTGCCACAACCCGAAATAAGAGACACTAGAAAAATTAAAAAACCATACATGTATAATGAACGCATACCCCATCCCTTCAGTTTAAATCCTGTGCGCGGGCGCTTACTAAGCGACTATTTGACCCTATCGGACGGAAAATGGACAAGTGACAGAAGACTCCCTCGCCTACGAAAACGGGTCCACGCGGCCAGCTCGTACCCCACAGGCTCCTGGACTACTTCTACACGGACTGCGAAAAATATGGCTGAGCGAGCCGCCCTGGAGCGCAAGCCCTAGCAGGAGAACATTTGTACTCCACCCGACGAAGCGCCATCGGCGGGTGCGGTTTGCGTGAACAAAATACTGCTTATTTGAACAGTACTATCTATGCATTTCCTCATCGTTTCAATGCGCGTGCGCGGCGTGCCGCGTAGCCAGAAAGAGATCCGCGCATTCAACCCGATCCGCGGCGACGTGCACCTGCGCCTGGATGAATTCGCGCCGCTGGGCAGGCCGTCCAACTCTGCTCACCTGCATCACACAATGTCCGGAAAACCTCCCCTGCCGCCGCTGTACGAAGCGGTGATGACGGGTATGTCGAGTATGAGCGTGACGTTCACCGGCATCGAGATCATCGACGGCGTGGCCTACGCGCAAAGCTGGTGGGTCTGCGTTCCGTAGCAACACCCCTACCCCTCTCACTTCTATTCACTGTCGCGATATGGCGGCCAAAGATATGCCGTGGGCAAAACAATTATCCTGACCGGGAAAGCGGTCGTGAACTTCCGCAAGGTCATGGAGAACGTGCCGGATGAAGAGGTTCAGGACCTGGTGAGCATGAGTGACACCAGGGAGGACCAGATCACTGAGGACGACCTGCTCGACATCGAGTGGATTCATGACGACGTGACGATCAAGGTGAAGGAATGACCCGCCTCGCCCTCTGCCTCCTGCTGCTGGCCACCGGCGCCAGCGCGACCGAGAACGTCATCGACGTTGAGCACGACAGTCATCGCGGCGTCACCTGCTACATCCTCAACGGCGTTGGGATCAGTTGCATCCCCGACAGCCAGCTGCAGGCCGGCAACGAGCGCCAGCTCTCTCCACACGAACAAGACACCACCCCTACCCCAGCCCAGGCGCCAGCGTGCTGAAACGAAGAGAGGTATTCACTGTGAGCAAAGCTGCCCGCAAAGATGTGATCGACGAAATGACCAAGGAAGACTTGGTGGAGTGGATCAGGTCGCAGCTCTTCTTTATCAGGCCCAAGAAAAGCGACGTGCTGTACCTGCGCTGGAAGCTGCAATCAGCGGAAGCACTGGCCGAGATGGAGAAGGAGAACCGCGCACTTGATCATCTCAACTTTGGCGAGCGTGACCGTCTGGCCCGGCATTTCAATGAGTCGACATGCCGTCATGAGCAGCTGCAACTGATCGAGAAGATCGAGCCTTACAGCAAGGCCATGTCAGCACACCTCAAGCGTTCCGAAGCGATCAGCCGCAAGCAGCGAGTTGACCCCTTGTATGACCAAATCGACGCAGAGCGCCGGAAGGAAGGGCACGCATGACAGACCTGATCGAAGTGAATACTGCCGAGCTGCTGGGCGAGCAGTTGGCCTGGGCGGTCGCCGAGGCCGAGGGGCTGGATGTGCATGTGGCCAAGCCGCACTATGGCGCGCCGGCAAGGGTGTTCGTCCGGTACCGCGGCGAAGCAACCGAGCGCTGCGAGCGGTACAGCCCGCAAGAGAACTGGATGCTTGGCGGGCAGTTGATCGAAAAGTACCGTATCGTCTTTGGCCTCTACTCGGATTCGTTCTTTGCCGTCACCGGGCGGGATGACGTCTCAGGCGACGCGGACGGTTCGACCCACCTACTCGCTGCATACCGCGCCATCACCGCCGCCAAGCTCGGCGGTACCGTCGAGGTGCCCAAGGAGCTGATGCCCCAGACAGAATAAACTCAGTCTTCGCTCATCTTATTTTGGACGTAAGTGCATTCTTGGCAGAGCATGTCACCTGACTCGTAGCAGCTCTCCAGATCTTCGTCATTGATGAACCCGCTACCGACACAACCATCTCCGCCCTCGTCCTCCGGCCCGAAAACACCTTCACAAGCTACACGTTGAATGAGAGGAAGGATGAAGCGCTCGAAGTGATAGCGCTGATTGGCAGATAACTGCCCCAGGTTAGCCTCATCCGCAGCTATAAATTTAGCGACGCCCAAGGTCGCATCCGAGTCTGTACCTGTAGGCACATTTCCTTCAATGGTTTCAGGTTCGTTTTTCACCAAATAGCGAAGTGCTGCCAGATTCATAGTCGTCTCCATTCAACGATGAGGAGGCGAAAGAATAGCCATCCAGATAACAAGTAGCAAATAGCCACCCTCACCCCAGGAATTCTACTCAATTATCAAGCCTGCAGACATGCGCGGGAATGGAGAGCTATTGCCATGACGAAAGAAGAACTCTCGAGCCTGCCTGCAAAGGTCCGCATTGCAATCGAGGCCGGCAAAGCCGCAGCGGCTGCGTGCACCGAAGACGGCGGCAGCGCCAACTTGGACCGCGTAGTGATTCCGGTGCCAAGCCCTCGCGCCAGCCCCCCTGGGCACCGATCTTAGCCTGGCTCGATTGAAGTGGGCCGAACTGGAGGCCAAGGAGAAACCCAAGGACCTGGTCACCATGGGCGCGATATTCGATCTGTACGAGTGTGACATCGTTCTGAAGAAGGTGGCCCGTCCCCAGAAAGATAACCTGGCCGAGATACGCCAGTTGCGCAATTACTTCGAGAAGGCGCCAATTGACGGAATCACGCCTGCGCATGTGGCGAAGTATCGCGATGCTAGGACTGCGCCGGTCAGGGCGAACCGTGAGATCGCCACCCTGTCGCACATTTTCAATATCGCCCGGGAATGGGGCCTCACCATCAACGAGAACCCGTGCCAGGGCGTGCGCAAGAACAAGGAAGTACCGCGAGACTTCTATGCCAATGACGCGATCTGGAGCGCGGTCTATGCGAAAGCGGTGGGTGAACTGAAGGACGCCATGGACTTGGCGTATCTGACGGGCCAGCGTCCGGCGGACGTGCTGGTGATGAGGCGGGACGACATCGAGGGCAATGCCCTGGGTGTGAAGCAGAAGAAGACCGACAAGAAGCTGCAGATCATGCTGGAAGTGGATGGCGTGGAGAGCAGCCTGGGCGCCCTGATCAGGAAGATTCTGGCGCGCAACGCTTCGCATGGGTCGCCATACCTGCTGCTGACCGACTACGGTAAACGGGTGACGGCACCGATGCTGCGTCATCGCTGGGACGACGCCCGAGAGGAGGCGGTGAAAGAAGCAGTCTCCGCCGGACACCAGGTCCTGGCTGGCAAGGTCAGCCAGTTCCAGTTCCGCGACATTCGCCCGAAGGCGGCTTCCGAGATCACAGATGTCGACCACGCCAGCCTGCTGCTGGGCCACACCAAGGGCGACATTACCGAGCGTGTTTATCGTCGAATTGGAGCCTTGGCGAAACCCTCCAAGTAGCAAAGTATTGTCAGCGCTGACAAATCAAAACCATTCCCAAGGGTGTTCCCATGAGTAGTTTTTCTATGCACCAAAAACGCAAAAAGCCCTGAGTAATCAGGGCTTTGAATATGGCGGAAGCGTAGAGATTCGAACTCTAGGATAGTTGCCCATCGACGGTTTTCAAGACCGATAGACAAATGCCAGCCCGCCGTGGCTTGCAACAGGTATTCGGTTCCAAAACTAAAGCACAACAGCACCTTTGCAGGCCGCATGCTGCAAGGGGTGCCGTTGGAGTTTTGGAATCGATATTCACTCCTCCTCCGGCGTCCTGCCGACTGAACAAATCCCCTCCCCCTGTGCAATTCGTCGCCTCAATTCGCTGTATCCGCCCAGCTGGATTACTGTATATACAAACAGTATTCATATAGTGACGGAAATGACCCAAGACCCTGAAGAAATTGAAGACTTCGACGACTTCGGAGCGCCCACTGAGCTGGAGATGTGGAAGCATCAGGTGGTGCTCATGACGAATGAGGCCGATTACCTGACCCGAGAGCTGAGCAAGGCGCGCAGAAACATTGCCAAGCTTGTGGCAATGAACGAGGGCCTGACGAAAGACCTGCACGACTTACAGCTGAAATCTACCGGGCGAGTGCTCCCAGCGAGCTGCGCACTCAGGGGCGAGTTACCGCCGGACCTCCAAGCACAGCCTGCTGATACTCAATGACAGCCTGCATAAGCGATTCGGCCTCAAGCCGCAGCCGGTCGACCTCTTCTGCCGCAGTAAGCGAATCTCGCGCCTCGTGGTAGCGCCGTACCGCATCCATCGCTTGCTGCATCAGCGGCTCACCCTCCGCCATCTTCTCCTGCAAGTCGTCCATGCTGCCCTCCTATTTCGGTCAGGGCAGTATAGGCCTGTTCGCAGGTTGCACCCCTTCCCCGGCCTTGATCAGCATCTGTCGCCAGGTCTCCCGCTCTTTCATCAGCGCGCTTGAGCACGTCGGCAAGCACCAGGGCGACGCGGGAAGCTGCCGCGCTTGCGGCGGCAGTGCAGGAATGGCCGCCGGCCGGACTGGTGATACGGCTGGCTGATCGATCGGCTTCGTCCCGCAGGCTGAGATCAGCGCGAGCAGCGGCAGTATCAGCCACCGCACGGTCAATGATTTTCTGTCCATCCAGAATCACCTTGTTCATTTGTTGTTGATGGGCCTGCTCCTTGGTCCGCTCTGCAGCCTCGGACAGCGCCCAGGCCTGCTTGTCACTGGCATCGCGCGCAGCCCACCTGCCCTGCCACTCGGCGTCCATTGTCGTACGCCCATGCTCATAGGCACCCCAGTACGACACCAGCAACAGCAGCAAGCCCGTAGCGCGCCAGGCCCAGCCGTTCACGCCAGCCTCCCGCCGGCGGCGATGTAGTGCGCCAGCAGGTCATCAAGCTTGCGCTCATGCTGCCCATACCCGGCGCCTGGCAGGCTGGCCCAGATGTTCCGGCACTTCGTGATAGCGGCCTGGATACGGCCGGCGTGCAGGTCCGACAGGGCGCCGCGCTCCTTGATCAGGTGCAGGGCCAGCTTGTCTTGGCTGGTGGGCCCGAAGTCGGGCAGCTTGAGCAGGTCGCGGTAGTGCGGCCAGTAGCGCTGGAGTTGCTGGTACCGGCCAGCGGCCGTGGACTTCAGGCCCTTATTGTTCACTGTCACCAGCACGCCAGGGTGAGTACTGTAGCTCTTGAAGGTGTTCGGGCTATCGATGCCGCCAACCACCACGTCATAGCCGTCGTCGCGGGTGTGTCTGCTGATCGACGTGCCTTCGGACCATGCGAGCATGTCGAGGAAAGCGAGCGCGTTCTTGCTGCCCGCCAGTGAGTCGGAAATTCGAGCCATGCGTTTCTCCAGGTAATAAAAAGCCCGCTCAAGGCGGGCTCAGAAAAGAAAAAGCCCCGTCAGTGCGGGGCTTTATGGGGTCAAGTCGGCCAACCAGGTCGGAGGCACAGGGCGGTGCTCGATGCCGGGAAACAGCTCCGACTGGGGCCAGTCGCGCAGGGCCTGGCGGTAGTGCAGCAGCTCGGCGAACTGCTCAGCCTGCAGCGTGCTGGTCAACTGCATGTCTTGCTCATCACGATGGCGATTCACCAGCCACTCGGTGCTATTGACCTGCCCATCACGCCAGCCACGCTCATAGGCGAATAGCTCATCGGGGCTCAGTGATGATTCTGGCGGAGCGACCAGGATTGGCCGACCTTCGGCGTCATGGCTGCGAATCATCCCTTGCGCAGGGTTGGCGATCACGTCGTGATAGATCTGCTCACTGATCTGCACAGCATCGTCCGGCATGGTGTCGTGAATCTCAGGCATGTATGTGCAGCCAGTGGACTGCGAGTAAAAACGTGTGAGCATGATCAATCTCCCTCCGCAAACCACATAATCTCAAGCGCGCCCGTCGCCACCTTGAAAAACCCATTCCCGTCTACGGTGTGGCCGCCATACAAAAAACCTTGGGCAGCGAATCCGGTACGAGACGGCAGCCATAGACCGTGGTGCCGCTCACCTGTCGAAACTGGCGTGACATGGATTGTCCTAACGCTGTTCGGAAACTCCATCGGAAAGGATACGGCTTGATCATCTTTCGTCAGGGTTACTCGCCCCCACTGCTTGATGCCACCGCCAAGCCATTTCGGTCTAACTTCGAATCCGTTTACTCCCGGACTGATCAACACACCATTGGCAAGTTTCTTGGGCGTGACAATCACGTCATCCGCCACGCCAGTATCAACTTGCGCCTGGGTCGCGATTCTTGCCGTCCCCAGGTTGGCCTCAGTCGCCTGCGCCGCCAATACGGCAAGCGCCGCAATGTCGATGCTTCCCTGATTGATCGGCGCGTTCCAGGCCTTGATGCACCACATGACTGCGACGTTGCGCGGCCGTGTAGCACCCCATGCAATTTCACTGGAATCGGTAATTCCGGTTACGTTGCTGCCAGCTACTGAAACCGTCTGAGCCAACGTGTAGTCGGCGCGCTCGCCAGCGTCATACCCAAGGCCGCTGCGCGCATCAGTTGCTGTCGTAGCACCCGAACGGTCAGCAACCGAGCCAACGGCAGGACCAATGTCGAAGCTGTGCACAGAACCTTTTTGCCAGCTGCCCAACTCGCGACCGGCATCAATCCCACGACCATGATCCCAGCCGCGTAGGAACTCGCCGCGCGACTCCGGCAAACGGAAGTATCCCGCCGGCTCTGTGCCGTTGTTGAAGACCCCGCCGAGGAACGCGGCCAGGTCAGGGTAGGCCGCAATGCTTTGAGCGCTGCCATCGACCTCCAGCCATCCCGGCGGGATCTTGTTCACTGGCAGCGCCGCCATCACCCCCACAGGCAATGCCGAGGCTTTGGAAAGCAACGCCTCAACCTCAGTTTTAGTGTACGTGTCGGTGATGTTGTGCCCGGCCAATGTGCTGGGGTTTGTGCCGGCCGTCACGCGGCCCTGCTCGTCTACCGTGACCTTGCCGTAGGTGCCGGGCGCGACGATCTTGCCACGCACCTTGATGAACACCAGGGGCGTAGTCCCGAGAATCGGCACGGCGGTATTACTCAGTTGCCACGCAGACAGCGCGTTGTTGGTACCTGACTGCACCGGCACAACGTGGCCCGGGGTGCACTCAATGCTTTCGTTGGCGTCCTGTGCGCGTACCCAGGCACCGACGCCGGCGGTGTAAATCCAGTTCTGCGCCGCGTTGGTCTGATCCTTCACCAGCACACGGTCGCCGGCCGTTACGGTAACGCCGTCAATGGTCTGCAGGCCGCTCAGGGCAATAGGGCCCGTGGTCGCGCAGCGCACTGAACGCTTGTAGTCAGATGCACTGATCGACGTGACGGCCTGCAGCAGCTGGGCCACGTTCGACTCATCCGGCACCAGCCCGGCGCCCTTGATCACGTTCAGGATTTCTTGCGTGATCGAATCACCCCATGCCGCTGGAATCAGCGAGCCGATTTGCCCGGTCACTGGGTTCTCGTCGACAAAGTGCCCGTCCACCAAACCGATGTTGGGCACGCTCTTTGGATAGTCCATTACTACTCTCCGTACTTGATAAATTCGACCGCATGCGCCGGGGCGCTGCGTCGCAGAATGCATTCCAGCGCACCGCTCGGGTTACCCCCGAACTGCTCGCCGAAGTAAGTCGCGCCAAAGCGCCGCCCCAGGCGCCGCCGGGGCCCCGTGTCTAAAGTCCACATGAACTGCGCAGCCCAGGTGCCGAAGCGGGCCGCACCGAAGCGAGAGCGCCCGAAGCGCGGCGCCCGGTGCTCGATCACCCGCGCATGCGGGTAGCCCTGGGCGATTGCCATGTCGACGAAATACGCCGGCGACTGCCCGCCGACCTCGACCAGCCGCCGGCGCACGGCCAACTGCCGATCCTCGAACTTGGGCGAATCGCCCAAGCAGGGGTCGGGCAGGTCCATTACCCGCTCCCAATCCGGTACCAGCTCGCGCACGGTGTACGGGTCTGACTCGGCCAGCAGGTCTGCGGCGCGCAAGTCTTCCTTGGCCAGCAGTTCGGCAGCCACCTGCAGCAGCTCGTCCAGCCCCGGGTTGAACTCGCGATCCCACGCGGGGCCGGGCGGTAGCAGCAGGCGCAGCTGCGCGTGGTAGTCCTCGGCGGTCATGATCGCCACAGCACACCCCCGTAGGTCAGAAGCTGGTTGGCGGCGGCCGTGACGTTGCCGGCTGGGCTGATGACGTCATGATCGCGCTCGCCCGTGGCGCCGCTGATAGCCTCGCGGATATGCGATAGCAGCAGCTCGGCACCCAGGGCAGATTCGCGGTTATGCAGATCGATCAGCGCTCCCTCAACGGCCCGGCGCACGGCGCTGCTGTCGGGGCTGACCTTCAGTTCGTACTGCACCGGCTTTTCGGCCGGCGGTAGTACGTACAGCTCGGCGGTCACCGGTCGCTCTTTCTCGATGTACACCCGCACCACCTCGCACGCGGCCGGGCTGGGGATCGGGTCGACGTCGCTGTCGCGCATGAAGAACAGGCCAACAGTGCCCGGCCCCATCCAGTGCCGCACGACCCAAGCGCGGGTCACCCCCGCCACCTCAAGCGCCCAGGTCACGTAGTCGCTTTGGCTGCCACCGTGGGGAATCACCCGGTAAGAACGAATCACCCGGGCGCGCAGGGCCTCAATGCTCTCCTGGGCCACGCCGCCCTGCAGGCCAGGCGCATCGACGGTAACCGTTTCTTTCACGCCCAGCACCGGCGAGACGAAGCGCAGCACAGTGCCCGCCGGGGTATTGCCCAGCGGGCCGGCGTCCAGAGCTTCAAGCTTTGCGCTCCCACTCGTACCGGTCAGGGTGACCGTGGTCGTCACACGAAAGCGCACGCCGTCTTCACGCTGCAGCAGCGTGCCGGCATCGAGCGGCGCCGAGACCGCACCGGCGAATGTCGCGGTACCCGTGGCGGCCACCGCCTCCAGGCGGCCACGCTTCAAGCGCGCCTGCGCCATTCGCAGCAAGGTTTCTTCGTCCGCCGTGTCCGGCAGAATCTGGTCGGCAATGTAGGCCTGATGCCCGTAACGGCCATACGACGCGGCGGCCAGCACGCGGGCCAGCACCTCGGCGTCAGAGCGCAGCAGCGCACTGGAGCCTGCCAGGCGCGACAGCTCGGTGCTGATCAGCTCGGGCAGGCTGGGGGTGTTAAACGGCATTGATCACCTGCCATAAGTTGTCGAGTTGCAGATCGATGGTTCGCCCGTCTCGCAACGTGAGCACCACCCTCATGTTCAACCGGTCAATGCCCCGGGCCACCGTTACCGTAACGGCGGTCACGCGACCGTCATCGAGCATCCAGGCCAGCGCCTCCCGGGCGAAGGCCTCGGCCTCCTGCAGCGTGGCGTCGGTCAGCGTGCGCCGGCGCAACTGCCACAGCCGCGACCCGATACGGTCGTCGGCCTGGCTGGGGAAACTGTCGCCCCACCAGCCGAAGCGTTCGGCGTCGTCGAGACGGTCATCGGCGCCGGCGCGGCGCCAGGTCAGCAGGCTGATCACCGCCGCCCGTTGCCAGGCCGTGTCGGTTTCGTCGCCTTCAATCAGTGCCATGCGCTACCCCTTGACCGGCTTCTTGTCCGAGCCTTCGTGTACATGCAGCGACGTGCTAACGCCGGCGGCGACCTGATCCCCGACCGACTCGATACGGCCGGTGGTGCTGATCAGCGGCGTGTCGAACTCAACCGCCGTGGTGGCCTTGATGCGCATGACCGGGGTATCAATCGCGACCGCCATGTCGGCTTTGATGCTCAGGGTAAGGGTTTCAATCGCGATTTCACGGCCGCGCTTGAAGTGCAGAAAGTCGCCCTCATCGGTGTAAAGCGCGACCTCGCCGGACTCGAGCCCCTGCAGACGAAAGCGCCGGTCAGCCACCACGACCACGATGCCGTGTGATCGATCACCGCCGACGAACACCGCCACGGCCTCGGCCCCTGGGTGTGGGTTGGACGTGAGCCCGTAAGGCTCGAAATGCTCCATGCCGTCTTTCACCTCATCCGCGTTCAGACGCATCTGCAGGCCCTGCATCTTGCTGTCAGCATTGACCAGGGCCAGTTCGCCCCGGGCTATCACGTTGTTGCTCGGTTTCATGGGCTTGGCTTCCAGTCGGCGGGAATGAGGTATTCGAAGTTGTCGGCCTTGCCGCCCTTCTTGAGCTTGCGCGTGCTGTGCGGGTCTTTCGGCTCGGGGTCGAAGGCATCCGGAGGCGCCACGGTCAGGTTCGCCACCGTGCCGCCTTCGTCCAGGCTGTATTCGATTTCGCTGATCAGCATGTCGCGGTCGATGCCGATCAGTGGGTCGACCACGCGCACGATCATGTTTGGCAGCCACAAGGCGCCGTTGGACTGCCTCCAGCCCTGCACTTTGTAATTCAGGGTCAGGGCCTTACCCATGCGGTTGCCGCGCTCCCAGTTCGCCCGAGCGGCGGCCAGGTCCGGGGTCATCTGCCCGCTTTCGTGAATCACCAGCACACGCTTGCGTGCGGCACGCGGGTCAGTCACAGCGGCCTGCACCTCCGAGGCCTTGGCCCCAAAGGCGTCATCCGTGCCCGAGCGTTGGCCGGTCACCTTGTAGTCCGAGAACACGCCGGAAAAGTCGAGGGCAGCATCACCGGTCAGGATGTTCTGCCCCAGCTCCAGGCGGTCGACCGCCCGGCCGGCTGACCCTGGGCGAATGATCACCAGCCGGCCACGGGTGTCGTCCGTCGACAGCAACCGCGATAAGGTCAACAGCCGGTCGATGGACTCGAACACCGTTTCCCCGGGCTCGATGGCATGCTCGGCCAGCTTCGACGTTTCCGCCGCCTGGCTGATGACCTGCACACCGTAGGGCTCGGCCAGTGCCTGCACGATTTGTTGCACGGTCTGGCCCTTCCACTGCCCGGGCTTGTTGATCGCCGAGCAGTCCACCAGGTCGGCGGTCAGCGACCGCCCCTGAATCGAGCGCGTCACTTGCTTGCTGTCGTAGCTGACCGGCGTGCCGAAGATAAAGCCCGTCAGGGCCAGGTCATCGCCGATCTTGACGACGCAGTGATCGCCCTGGCGGATCGGGATTTCATCCGCCTGGCCGGGCCAGCGCCAGGTCACGTCAAGTTTGAAGTCCCGGCTTTGCCGCTCAATGCCGGCGCTGATGCTGACTTTCTTCCAGCCGCGATAATCCAGGCCGTTCACGCTCAGCGTGACAGCATTCTGTTCATGCATAGGGGTTACTCCTGGGCGACCTGCAGCACCCCGGCCGGCAGAAACCCGGGGTGCTTCACTTTGTTACGCGTAACGATTTCGCCGGCGCGGGATGCGTCAGCGAACAACTGATAAGCCAGCACTACCGCCGGCAGGCTTTCCTTGCGCTCAACCTCGACCAGGCGCACACCGGCGCCGGCCACAGCCGTCAGGTGATCCCGAACGCGCTTGCGCACTGCCTCCAGCAGCTGGAAGTGCTCATGCGCGGCCATCAGCGATGCCGACCACAGCGCGTCACTGATCGCCTCGCGCAGCGCGATCACGTCCGCCGCCACCGGCACCTGCGGCCGATCAATCGGCGCCGCCACCTGCTGCGCCAAGCCCGGTACCCCGGGCAACGCCGCCGGCGCCGACACCACTGGCATCGACGCGGCAACGCGCACGGCCTGCACGATCAGCGTGTCACGCATCAGCTCGCGTGCCGCCTGTACCACGGCAGCCGTGGCCAGCCCGCCGTCGGCATTCGCCGCTGCAGCACTGCCCTGCAGCTCGCCGCTCAGCCCCTGGGCCAGCTCAATCTGGTTGGTGATGTCGCGTGACGCCGACACAAAGCTGCTGAATTCCGGCTCGGTGCCTGTAAGCCGCGCCACGGTGCGCGCAAACTCGGGGTCAGCCTCGACCCCGGTTGCGCCCGAACTGCCCCCCGAGGGGCCCCAGCGGTAGCCAGACGACCGGTTGCTACCGCCAACACTGGCGAACTGGGCGCGAATCATCGCCGCGAAGTTGCCCGGGGCGTTGATCAGCATGTCGGCCAGCACCTCGACCGACGACACCAGCCCCAACACCTGGCCCAGCTCGCGCTGTATAGCCATCTGAATGCCGGCTATGCCGTTCTGCAGGGCGACCACGGCCAGCCGCGCTTTGTTGACCACGGCCATTGCTGCCTTGTAGCGAGCAATGGCCGACTCAAGCAGGCTTTCCGAATCGTCTTCCAGCTGGCTGGCCGGGTTGGGCACACCGACTGGGTAGCCCTTCTCGCCGGCTTCGATGAACTCCAGTTCAAATCGCACCAGGCCGCCTTCGCGGCGTTCGTGCGACACGTCGCAGGCCTCGCCCGGGGTGACCGTCATACGCCCGAACCACGGGTGCACCAGCTCGCCAGAGCCCGGTTGGTTCAGCGCGTGCAGCAGGTTGTCACGTTGAAACAGGCAATCTTCGCCGACGATAAACGCCGTCATCTGGACTACCCGCGTCTTCGCGCCCATGTCTTCCACCAGCGGCTTATCGCGCTGGGGGTACTCATGCAACTGCGTGCGCCGGCCGACCGGGGTTGAATCACTCTCGACAAAGAACGGCACCCCACGAAAGGATGCCGGTTGCCGCTTCTCCCGCCATGTTCCCGACATTTATCACGTCCTCCCCAGTGAGCGATAACCCACGCTCGGCGTGACCGACAGCCCGGGCTGGTTGGTTTGCGCTGGGTTCACGACCATACCCGGCGGGGCATTGTCGAAGCGCACGACCATTGAGCCCTGCAGCTCGGTTTTCGAAGCCGCGGCTGTTTGCTGAACCAGCGAACCGCGCGCAGTAGGCAGGCTGCCGCCCGGGGTTGCCCCAGGTAATGGTCGACCACGCGCCGCGTCCCGGGCCAGCGTGTCAGCCTTGGCCAGCGACTGGGCAGCCGCTGCAGACTGCACCGCACTGGCCGGTACCGACGGCACAGCCATCAGCGGCACCCGTCCATCATTCGCCGGCGCCCGCATCATGCTGGCCACCGTCGTCGCCTCGGGCAGCAGCTGCGGCATCGGGGCGATCGGCTTGACCAATCGTCCCTGGCCCTGCTCGTTACGCGCCTTCTGTTCCTCGGTCCAGGCGTTGACCTTATCGGTCGCCCCCTTGACCACGCCGTCACCGTCCGAGCTGAACCCTAGAAACTTCATCATCGGTTCAATGATCGGCTTGAGCTTGTCCCACAGGCCTTTGAAGAATCCGGTAATCGGTTCCCAGTGTTTGAGGATCAGGCCCAGCGGCGACCAGTCGAACAGGGTTTTCATGAAGTCCAGGAACGGCACAGACAGGGCTTTGATCAGCTCCCACACCGCCCCAAAGAACTCCGTAATCGGCCCCCAGTTGGCGACGATCATGCCGAGCGGGGTCCAGCTGAAAGCCTGTTTCATCCAGCCCCACACGGCCATCGCCGGGCCTTTCACCATGTCCCAGACCTTGGCGAAGTACGGCCCCACCGTTGACCAGTTGCCGATTAACAAGCCGGCAGCCAACGCGATACCCCGCACAACCAAACCAATGGGGCTCATGCTGGCCACCGCATTCATCAGCGTGAGCGCGCCGGTTGCGGCGGCCGTGGCCAGGCGCAGCACGGTAAAGCCCACAGCGGCGCCGAGGATGCCCTTGATCAGCCACGGGTGCGCCCCGGCCAGCTCGGTCACGTTGCTGATGATCGGCCCTACCGTGGCCATGAAGTCGTTGAACGGCGGCAGCAGCGCCGTACCGACCGTGATGCCCAGGCGGGTTACCCGGTTCTGCAGCAGCTGCAGGGCGTTTTCCGTGGTTGCCGCCCGGGCGGTGTACTCGTCCTGCATCGAGCCGGCAAAGTCGCCCTCCTTGCCCACCGACCTGAAGTTCTTCTGCAGCGTGTCAAGGTTCGTCAGCAGCGGCGCGATGGCCCCTACCGATTCCTTGCCGAACAGGCTGGTAAGAACTGCCGCCTGCTTGGCCTTGTCGACCTTGGCCAGCGTCTTGAGCACGCGGGTCATGGTCCCTTCACTGTCGGTCTGCATGCCCTGGGCGATTTCGTTCGCGTCCAGCCGCAACGCTTTGTAGGCCTCGCGCTGCGACTTGGTGGCCGCGTTGCCGGCGGTCATCGTGAGCATGAAGTTCTTGATACCCGTCGCGGCCACGTCCTGGGCGATACCCACCCCAGCCAATGCCGAGCCCATCGCCGCCAGTTGCCCGGCGTTGACCCCCGCCACCTCGCCCAGCGGGCCGATGGCGGTCACGATGGCCGAGATTTGCGCCGTGCTGGCCGCGCCCGTGTTGCCCAGGTAGTTGATCTTGTCGGCCAGGGTGACCACTTCGTCTTGGCTCATGTGGAACGCGGTGCGCCACTTGGCCATCATTTCCCCGGACTGCGCGGCGGTCTGGTCGAACGCCACGCCCATCTTTACCGCGTCTTCGGCGAACTTGTTCAGTTCCTCTCGGGCAATGCCCGACTGCCCGCCCGCCGCGACGATTTGCGCGATGCCATCGGCCGCCATCGGCAGCCGCTCGGACAAGTCGAGCACGTCATTGCTCATCGCCTTGAACTGCTCGGGCGTGTCGAAGTTAACGACCTTCTTCACGTCGGCCATTGCGCTTTCAAACTTCATCGCCGCCTGAACGCCCATGACAAAGGGGGCCGCGATGGCCCCCCCTTGCACTGCATCCATGAACGTGATCTTTCCCAAGCCCGAGCTGTTCAACTGCTTGCGCAGCATCGCCGCGTTTTTGCGTACACCGGTCATCACCGGCGACAGCTTGTCGACGCCGGTAATCAGCGCCTTGAGCTGGAACTTATCCGCCATTGCTGCCCCCCGCTAACGCTTGAATCCGCCAGGCGTTTTCCTCACTTTCGAACAGCACGTCGAGCGGCCATTCCTTGACCTGCTCCGGGCTGGTTTTCCAGTACCAGGCCAGGTCGTAGGCCAGCTCGGTCAGGTGCTCGGGGCTTCGGAATCGGGGGCCTTCGTCGCCGGCGTAAGGAAAAAACCGATCACCATCCACACCAGAGTGTTCAGGTCGGACAGGTCCAGCTGGTTGACCGAGCCCGGCGGGATACCGGCGCACACCGCGATGTACTTGGCCGCCACTTCCACCTCAGCAACGGGCTGATTGGATTCGCCCAGGACATAGGGAAGCATCTTGATAGCGCGTACTTCCTGGGTGGTGGGGCGGCGCAGCGTCAGTTCGTTCAGCGTTTCGCCGTGTGCCTGAATCGGTGCGCTCAACGTGTGAGTAGTGGTGCTCATTATTGCCAGTCCCCTGCGATGCCTTCGAAATTGAGTGAAACCTTGCCGTCGTCACCGGTGACGTTCACGTCGTCGACCAGGTACGCGCCGGACAGCACATAGCTGCGCCCGGTCTTGAACTCGACTGTCACGGTCATGTTGATGCCGTTGGTCAGCTTGGTGATGGGGAAACCCGGCGTCATCACTGCATCAAGCTTGACGAACGGGGCACGGTCTTCCTCTTTGAAATAGCCAGTAACAACGGTTTCGCGCTTGACCTTGGACAGCGGCGCCTCGACGCCGCCGGTGAGTACCAGTTGCTCGCCATCGATCTTGACGTAGCAGGTACCTGCGACTTTCTGACCCATAAAAGGGCTCCCATGAAAAAGCCCGCACTAGGCGGGCCGGGGTGGATTGATGCGGGTTACGCCGCGTCGGGGTACTGCAGTCGGAACTGGTACAGCAGCGCGAACACGCGCAACTGGTTGACCAGATCCGGCGGGAACAAAACGTTCAGCCGGTTGGGGTTGGTCGCGTCGCGCTCGACCACCAGGTGCTCCTTGAACGCCTCGACGTTCTCGACGATGCCGGCGCGCTCCAGCTCGCCATACGCCGCGATCAGTTCGCCCCGGATCACAATCGGCGTGACGATGGCCGCGCCGGCGCCAAAGCTGGTGCCGTCGTTGGCCAACTTGCTGCGCCCGTATTTGCTGGTGATACGGCTTTGCAGGTTGCGGATCACATACGCAGACTGGTGCAGCGGCTCGCTGTCCAGGTAAGAGTCATCGGCCTGGCCAAACGCATTGCGCTGGTAGGTGGTGATACCCCGCTGAATGCGGTAGCTGCCGCCTTCGTAGTACGCCGTGGCAATGCCGTTCATCAGCAGCGATTGCCGCTCGGTCAGCATGAAGCGGCTGCTGGCCGGCGCCGGATCGATGCCGGGCAGCGTGCCGGTTTGCGTCGGCCGTGCTGGGTCGGCGCTGATGAATACAGCGGTGCGTGCGGCGTACTGCGCGGCAATTTCCCAGACCGGCTGGGGAACGCCGCGCTCGAACCCGTGAATCGTCATGTGCGGGTCATTGCGCGCCCGACCGGCCGCCACCAGCTCGCCCAGGGTGCCGCGCTTGGCGGTGTACACATGGCCATAGAGTTGCTTGGCCCAGGACCAGCGGCCGGCCGTGTCTTCCATGGTGACTTTCCAGGCGTCCAGGGTCGCCACGTCGCTCCAGGGCTGACAGATGAACTCGAAAGGCTCATCGCCCAGGGCAGCCAGCGCGGCCGCCATGTCGGGGCTGCCAACGCCGCCCGTCATCACACCCGCCACCAGCGTCAGCCCGGCCGGGGTTTCCTCGCCGTTGGTGCGGCCCAGGCGGTTCAGCTCGACGCGAATGTCGTTGCTCAGGTCGCCCTTGAACTTGGCCGTCAGGGTCACCACGGCCGCCTCCACGGTCGCCGTGACCGGCAGATCAAGCGCCGCGTTGATGCTGGCCGCGACAGCGGTGGCCACCGCCTCGGCCGACATACCCAGGGTGACGGTGGTACGCACGCGCTTGCCAGCCACGTACAGATTGACCAGGCCGGGCGCCGACGGTGTGCCCGTTACGGTAACGGTAGCGGTGGCTGCCGTGCCTTCGGTCACCTGCAGCGGCAGACACCAGACCTCGCCGGCGATATCGATGGCGCGGTGTTTCTCGTACATCGCGGCCAGCATCGAGCCGGTACCGCCGATGGCGGTGGCTTCGGCCTGGCGCGACACCAGCACCAGGCTGCCGACTTCTTCGCTGTCTACGCCGTCGTTGACCTGGCCCACCAGCAGCCGGCGCAGCGCGGCGCCGGCGTTGCTATTGGCCATCGAGTTATCAACCTCGGCGTAGAACAGCGGCACGCGCAGGTCGGACGGAATGTTGCTGAAACCAATGCTCATGGCTTGGTCACCCTCGCTTTTTTGGGTTCGGCGACAACCGCGTCGCCATCAGCCAGGCGGCGCTGCCACCAGGCGTTGTGGGGCACCTTGGCCCCTTCGTCGGGCAGCAGCTCGCCGCCCTTCTCCGGCATCGGGCAAACACGCCCCGGGGCCGGTTTCAGGTGAATCAGTGTCATTGAGGTAGATCCTCTCGGGTTTTGAATTCGACACGGCCGTCAGGGCCCGATTGCGCGACGTTGTGATCGACAAGGGGGTCGATGAAGTCATACGCGGTGTCGACGCCCTCAAGCGCTGGCAGACCCAACAAAACGCACTCTTTCCACGTCTCCGGGTTGCTGCCAGCACCGAGTGCAAGGTTGCCGAGCTGAAAATCTGCATAGAACCGGAAGCGGTAGACGACCCGATCCCGGTCAATCAGCAGTAGCGACCCGCCGTCATACAGCAACTCGCCGTAGTCCGCGTCAGGCTCGAAACCGACCAGGGCACGCCAGAGGCTGGCACGCACCAGGTGCACTTGGTCGGCCACCTGCTGGCCGCGCTCGTCGTGGTTCTTCAGCACAACGCACACGTCGATGGCATCACGCACCATCTGCGTAATGACGTTCTGCTGCTCGGGGTCGTCGGCACCGTCGCCGGTGGGGATCACGTAAGCCGCCGGCAACTCCAGCAGCGAGCTACCTTTGACAGGATCCCAATCCAGCCCCCCCGCTACTCGGCCTTTGAAGTCCGGGCAGCGTTCTTTAAGCTGATTGATCACGGGGGTGATTCGCATGTTTTCCTCGTGCACAAAAAAGCCCCATCGCTGGGGCTTGGGCGACGCCTGCAGCGTCAGTTCAACAGCGCATCGGCAAAGGTCTTCTGCAGAATGCGTTGCACGTCGCTCGCTGAATCCGCCAGGGCGTCGGTCATGTAGTTGTCACGCGGCGTGATACGCCACCCGTTCGCCTTTCGCGCCACCTGCAGCGCCTGCCGCTGGCCAGCTGCGCGACGCCCCTGGCCCGGGCTCAAGCCTCTGACCCGCGACCCAAGGCGCACCCCGTAGTGCAGATACGCCGGGTAGAACGCCGCCATGCTGCTGGTCTTGGTCGGCGCGATACGCACCAGGAAGCCAGAGCGCGACAACTTGAAGTTGATCGAATCAACCGTCGCGCCCGTGCGTGTTTCCGGGTAGCCCGCTTGGCCACCGCCAAGCGCCAGGTTCATTTGGGCGCGCCCGGTGACCAGCCGGCCCACCTTGCGCATGCCGGCGCGAACCTTGCGTTTGTTGAACACCTCGGTTTCGAACTTCTCGAAACCTTCAATGTGCAGGTAGCCGTCAACGGAAACTGAATTCGCCATCAGTGCCCCCTTCGTTTTCTGGTAGGTCCGGGCCCAGCTCTTCGACTTCGATCACCGACCAAACCGCCCGGCCGCGCAGCGCCGTGGCCCGCTTGACGCGGAACACGCGGCCGCGCTCGACCAGCTCATGCCGAATGTCCAGGCCCCCGACGAACTTGCAATAGAGCCGGTGGGTGATCACGTTGCCAATTTGCTGCGCGCCGGTGTACGTGGCCGTGCCCAGGGGCTCGACCTTTACCCAGCGCTTGACCACTTGGGTGTACTCCGACTTGATGCCCGAACTTGCTTGCTTGTCGATGCGGATACGCACCACCATGCGGTGGGTCAGCTCGCCCGTTTCTGGCTCCCTCATAGGCTGAACCACCGATAGGGCCCGACCAGGGCGTCATAGGCCAACGGCACCGCCTTGGAGCCGGCAGCGGTCGCCTCGGTGACTGGCTCGCGGTTGCGGTACCAGTGCGCCACCAGCATTAGCATGGCCAGGCGCACGTCATCCGTTACGGGTAACGCATTCTCCGGTGCGCCCTCGGGCAGCAGGCGGTGCAGGTAGACTTCATCGCCGCCGGCATCGGGCGGTGCATCGTCCGGCAGCTCGACCAGGAACAGCCGGCGCCCGGTCGAAGTCTCGACCTTGCGGCGTGCTGCCCGCCCGTAGAGCTGTAGCAGCGTGTCTTCCTCGGTTTCGTCCAGTTCAAGGCGGCAATGCGCCTTGATATCCTCAAGCGTCAGCATGGCCACACAGGGGCCGCTTGCGCGGCCCCGCCTCTAGGCTTAAGCGGTTTTGCCGACCAGCGCTTTGACGGCGGCGGTGTCCTGCAGGACGATGCCAAAGCGCACGAAGGCCAGGAAACCGACTTGGCCATGCTCCGCGTAACGCTCCACCAGGCGCTTGAGAATCAGGCTGCGCACCGAACGCAAGATCACTTCGTTCCAGTCGCCGGCGTAGGCAAATTTCTTGCCGGCGCCAATGTCGGCGATGGCCTGATCGATCACATATTGCTGTTTCAGAATGGTGGCCGGACGATCATCAGCAATGCCCGGCAGCCACAACGGACGGTTGTTGGCGTCGACCATCTCTTCCAGGATTTGCGCCGTCTTGTCATTGAATGCCAGGCGGAAGCCCGGCGCCGCGCGATAAGCAGGGTCAACCGAGTGAATCAGGCTGTTCAGTTCCTGCCAGGTAAAGGTGGTTGCTTTGGCCGTCATTGCACCCTGACCTACAGATACCTCCAGCCCTTTCGGCTGCGCTGGTGCGCTGTCCGTTTCACCTGCGCCAGTACCTTGCACAATCAGGCGGTTACGGGTACGGGCAACACGCCTGCTGATACGCCCGGTCAAGAACGCCTCCATGTCGATGCCCGAGTCCTGCAGCAGCTGTTCGGAAACACGAATGATCTTCGAACTGATGGTGTGCGAACCCAGAGTGCCGGAACCGAATGCGACATCCTTTTCACTGGCCGCCTTGTTCTCGCCGATCAGCTCGCCTTCTTCCTCGCCGCCGTTACTCACTGCCCAGGCGATGGGGGCGCCGTTGTCGGTCTGCATCAGTTGGCACACCGACGCAATGCCGCCGTAGGTGACCAGCGCTTCGATAACTTTAGCCTGCAGGGTGGTCGGCACGGTGAACCCGCCCGCCTCGGCCGGGTTGGTGCCCTGGGCGCGCATTTCCGTCAACAGCGAACGCTGTTCAGCCGTCAGGCCGTCCATGCCGCGACGCGCCCAAACGTCCCACGCCGCACGACGCTCGGCATCAGGGCCTTCCAGCTGCTCGCCAGGGCGGCGACCACTGGCAGCCAGGCGCTCGCGTTCCTCGACAAAGCTTTGATCGTTGGCGCGCAGCTCTTCTTCGCGCTCGATCTTTTCCTTAATGCCTTTCAGCTCGGTGCGAATGGCTTCCCACCTGGCGCGAACCTCACCGGTCCAGGCATCATCACCAGTACTTTCGTGCAGGCTGCGCATTTCAGCCGACAGCTGGGTGTAACGCTCTTTCAGTTGTTGCAGTGTCATAAATCCCCCAGGGGTTCAAAGTTCGTTCAGTTCAAGCACGCGCTCGCGGGCTTCGCGCTCAAACAGAGCACGACCCTCAAGGCCTTCTTGTTGCGCCTGCTTCCAGGCATCCATAGAGCGCTGGGCAGCGCTTGAATCGGGATACGCCGGAAAGGACACCGGCCCCACGTCGCGCAGTTCGGCGATCTTGTAGATCGTGCGAACCACCACCCCGCCGGGTTCTTCGTGCCAGGTATCGCCGCCCTGGGCGACGCGCATGGCGAAACTGCTGCCGGACATATCGCGGCGCTTGATCGGCTCGACCACCAGGTCGCGGATGGTCTGCGTGGCCGGCGTATCGATCTCATACGCCAGGCCGCGCGTATCCACCGCCAGGCGCAGCGTGCCGCTGGCCGTGCGCCCAAGCAGGTAGTTGGGGTCATGGTTGAACAGGCCGCGCACGTCCTGGCCCAACACGTCATCAAAGGCGCCCGGGGCGATCACTTCGACGAAGAAACCGCCCAGCATTTCGCTGCGCTGGTTAAAGACGGCGGCATAGCCGGCGATCTTGGGCGAGGTTGCATCGGCGCCCTCGCCTTCTGGCGAGACAGCACGAAGCTCGCACAGCTGCGCGGGCAGCATGCGTTTCTCAAATTCACTCACGGGGTTATTCCTTTGGCGTTACGGGTAACGGCAAGCCATCAGCGCCGAGCAACTGGGTGTTGACGTTGAGCAACATCGAGTCGAGGCCTGCCAGCGGGTTGAGGTCTTCCAGCACGCGCACTTCGTTGCGGTTCATCCAGCCGTCTTGGATGGCAATGCGGTAGAACTCGGCGCGCTCTTTCGGGGTGCCGCGCAACAGGCCGGCCAAGTTGAACTTGACGTAGTAACCGGCCAGGCGCTCGGCCCGGGTGAACACCCGGCGGTTCAGCTCTTCTTCCCAGTTCTTTACCCAGGGCATCACCGAATGCCGCACGAACTGGATGGCCTGTTCGCTGATGTTGGAGAACGTCGCCTTTTCAAGGTCATTGATCATGTGCGACGGCACGTTGAAGATGCTGGCAATCTCGCTGCGGGTCAGCTTGCGCGTCTCCAGAAACTGCGCATCCTCGGGCGCGATGGTCAGGGCCTTGTAATCCAAGTCCGCGGGCAACAGCAGGGTCTTGTTCTTGGTGGTAGTGAGACCAGACACGGCACCACGCCAGACCTTTTTAAGCCGCTCCCAACTATCTTCCTTCAAGTCCCCGTTCTTGAGCGTGACCAGCCCCGTAGGGCGGCCGCCGCCTTCGAAAAACTCTTTGCCGTAGCGCACCGTGGCCAGGCCAAGGGCGATAGTGTCAGCGTTCTGTCGAATCGGGCTGGTCCCCATTCGCCGCCCTGAACCAATGGCGCGCAGGTGCACCATGTCTTCGGGCGACACCGCCAGCGGCTTGCCGTCTTCATCCTGGGTCGCATAGACCCAGCGACTGCCGTTTTTCACCAGGTCAGTGACTTGGGGCTCGCACATTTCCAGCGTCTGCAGCTCGCCCCTACGGCCGCGCACCAGGCGGGTAAAGCCGTTACCCCAGCCCAACGTGTGGGCCTGCTTGGTTTCCCGCCAGCGGTAAGAGGTCTGCCACTGGTTGGGCTCATCGTGCAGCAGGTAGTGCGCCGGGTGGTCGGTGGCCGGAACAATGCGGCCATCGACCTTGCGCAACACGTTCAGCGGTAGCTGCGCCATCGTGCTCGACAGCACGTAGATACACGCATAGACCGCCGTCAGTTTCTGCGCCATTGCCGGGCTGACCGTGATGCCATTTATGTCGCCAAAATACTCGGCCAGCGCCTGGCTGTTCATCGCTGTGCTGGGGTTCTCCAGGCTGCTGCGCTGCTCGTACATTGCCCCGAAGATCATTGCCCCACCACCTTGATAGCGGCCAAGATCAACAGGGCGCCGCCGACGATCAACGCCACGCCTGGGCCGAACTGAACAAACAGCCCGGTGACAAGCAGGCCATAGCCGGCCGTCCCGAGTACCTCAGGAAGCCACTTTTTCATAGGGTTCTCACATGGTTAGAACATCATCATCAGTCAGGGTGCTAAGCAGGTCTTGCGGCTCAAACTCGCCCAGCATGGCCCGGCTCATGGCCATTAGCGTTGCGACCAGGCCGTCGATCTTGCGCAAGTTGGTCTTGCCTTCGTCGGCCTTCTGCGGGGTCAAGCAGCCTTTGTATTCGCGGGTCACCACGTTGCCGGCCTGCCAGGTGAACACCGGGTCAGCCGAGTGGCGGAAACGACGCGATAACAGGGCAGCCTCAAGCTCGCGCATCGGCAAGTTCATGGTGGCGATACCACCGCCGACCTCGACCACTTCGGCGCCGTCCTTCTCCAGCTGGTGCGCCAGTTGGGTCGCACGCCATTTGTCGTAGGCGATATCTTGAATGTCGAACATGTTGGCCAGGTCGGCCACGTCGTCACGCACCAGGTCGAAGTCCATTTCCTCGCCGTCGCATAGCTCCAGCAAGTTCGCGTTCGCCCAAGCCTGATAGGCGTCCTTGTTTGGTCCGGCGCGCTCGATGGCCCCCTCGGGCAGGTACGACCGGCAGAATGCCGTCCAACGGTCGACCAACTTGCCGCTGCCGGAGACCAGTTCCACTTTGTCGCGGAACACCAGGGCCACAGCGGTAATGTCGGACTTGCTGGCCAGGTCAATGCCGACCCAGCACGGCTGGCCCAGGAACTGATCAAGGGTCAACGTCGGGTCGCCGCACGCCTCCCAGTCAGCGATGTTCAGCCAAGCCAGCTTGGCGCTCACCCAAATGTTCAGATGCTTTGTCTTAAAGGCGTTCTGCCGTGACGGGTAACGGGTCGCATCAAGCTGCCGCTTCAGCAAAAACTCAGCGCTGACCGACACGTCATAGTTCGGGTTGGCCTTGCGCAATACAGCCGGGTCTTTCCAATCGTCGTCATCGTCAATGGTGTAAATGATCCCGAACAACTCGTCGTTCGGTACCGTCCCGTTGAGCTTGTCGATCACCTGATTGCGCTGCAGGTAGCACGGGCCGGCGATGTTGTAGCCCGCCGTGGTGATGGCGAACATCATCGGCTCTTCCCGAGCGCCCATGCCGGTCAACATGGTTTCGTACAGTGCGGCTGTGTGGTGTTCGTGGAACTCATCGACCAGGGCGCAGCTGGGCGACTGCCCATCGCCGGGGTCGCCGATCAGCGGTTCAAACTTGCTCTCGTCGTCGATAATCGACAGGTTTTTGGCGGCGACCTGAATGCCATAGGCCTCGATCAGCTGCGGCGTGCGCCTAACCATCTGCCGTGCCGGCTTGAACACCTCCCAGGCTTGGCGCTCAGTCGTCGCGCCGCAATACACCTCGGCACCGAACTCACCGTCACGGCACAGCATGTACAGCCCCAACCCGGCGGCCAACACGCTCTTGCCATTCTTGCGCGGCACCTCGACATACACTTCGCGGTAACGGCGCCTGCGGGTCTTCTTGTCGACCCAACCGAAGATCGCGCAGAAGATGAACAGTTGCCAAGGCTGTAGCTTGATCAGCTCTTTCTTCGCCGCCCACTTGCCTTTGGCATGCGGCAGCAACTGAATGAAGTCGCCTACCACCTCGGCCGCGTCGCGGTCGAAGGCCCAGCGAAAGCCACGTTTCTTTGACTTGGCCAGGTCGTCCAAGTGTTGCTGGCAGGTCTTGCGCACCCACTTACACGCAGGTATCCGGCCCGCCACCACGTCACGGGCGTACTTGTTCGCACCGTTCACGTTCGGGTAACTGGCCATGGGGTCAACTCACTTTGCGGCGGCCCTGCCTCCTTTGAGCAACAGGAACGGGTTCTCGGGTTTCTCTGTACCGCCGCCACCGGTCAAGCGGGCCCGGCTGGCCGGGTCCAGGCCCAGCGCCCCGCCGAAGCTGGCCATCTGGCGTAGCGACTCGTTGATTACCGTGCATGCGGGGTTCTTTTTCATGACCCCTTTCTTGTCCGTTACGGTAACGCCAGCAGTTGCGACCTCGGCTTCGGCGGTCCGCCACCGGTGGTAGGCCGCGCAGAAGGCGGCCAGGTTGTGTGTATCGGTGCGGGCCATGATCCCGGCATGGGTCAACCAGGGCGCGACCACATGCCAAATCTCGACGCCCCAATCGCCGAGCCATTCCGGCGGGTCGGGCACCTCGGCCAGCGGCGCCGGCGCGGGGGCGTTCTTGTCCAATCGACGCTTGCCCGGATTGCCCTGCAGCACCTTCAAAGCGACGGGCTTTGCATGCCGTCCCATCGTTCAGCCCCCCGATTTTTGCTAAATGCGATTTTTTTTAATTTCGCGGCTGTAAGAAAAAGACTGGGCGATCGGTGGAGAGAGGCGAAAGCTGTAGAGATTTGCCCCCACCCCCCTACTTGGTGATTTTTCGATCAGTTTTCGCCACTTTTAGGTTCACTTTACGCTTTTCGACAATCCCCGGAAGTTCGCTACCAACCGGCTGGTAAATACCGTAGATCGCATGCCGATATGCGTCACAAACTGACAAAAGATCACGAATCACCCGATCAATTAACAGTGGAATGCCCGTTTCACGCATGCGTTTGCGTGCGAACAGAGCGCGGTCGAAGTACCAGTCACCGTGCTTGATGAGGTCTGGCGGAGCATTGCGCTCCACTGCTTTGTCACGGAGTTTCAAGGCCAGACTGATGAGGTCGTGAACCTTGGCGCGCTCTTCTCGACTCGGCCGCCGTTTTCGCCTTGTGGCAGTCAACGTTGATTGCATAGAGATTGCTGGGTTCATCTGTTCCGCCTTCAAACTTTGGTATCCGGTGATCGACCTCCCCGGCCGGCAGGCGCCGACCACAACAGTCGGCGCACTGGCACAGGTAACGGTCACGCTTCAGCACGGCAGCGCGCATCTTGCGCCAGGCCCCGCCATATCCACGCTGTTCGGCGGTACCGCGCGCCGGGTTGTTCCAGCCGCTGGCCAGGTGGGCGTGGGCATCGCAGTAGCCGCTATCGACTTGGGTCTTGCCTGGGCACATCGGCGCACGGCAAGGTCGCTTTGCCTTTGGTGGCATAGCATCAGCCCTCAACCTTGCGAGTCATGAATCGGTCGGAGTAGTCGCGTAACTTCTCCACACCGATGAAGCCAACCAAGCAGCCGGCGAAGACAGAGAGATTGGGTGGTAGCGCGAAGTACTCCAGCACTGGGAGCAGGCTGATAGCGATCAGACCACAGATGGTGCCTTCGAGGACGATCTTGCGGCCGCGCCCACCACCATAGATTACGCGGCACATGGCCACGGCAGCGGCTATGCCGCCCGTGTACAGCTGCGGCTGATGTGCAATCAGCCAAGTAAGCAAGGCGGCCCAAAGGCCAGGGTCTTTCTCGGGCATGTTGGGCATCCGCGTTCCTCCCGACTCGGGAGCTAGAAACAAAAAAGCCCGCACGATGGCGGGCAATAGTGGAAAGCAAAAACCCGCCGAGGCGGGTTCTGTATTAGTAGACGTTCATTTCGAAAGGCACAAACTGCGCCTCAATGGTGTTGAAGTAAAAAGCCATCTTGAAAGGCTTGTTCGCCGCCGACTCCCAAATGTGCTTCATGTTCTTCTGGGCCTGCTCGGGGCTTTCATATTCCGGCTGTAGTGCTCGCATAACACCGTAGGTAGAGCACATCATTGCTCTCAACTGGGCATCATCTTTCGCGCCGGCTGGTCCGCTAAACTTAGCCGACTTGACTTTGCCGTTGCTGCTGACATCCAGGAGAAGATCCACCGAAGCGCCATTTAGCGTGATCGATTGAACAGCACCCGCGCCGCTCTTGATCGGTGTCAGCTTGCCAAACTTCGTCGACACGCATTGAGGGACTTCTTTGAAGTGCTTTTGCATGCCGGAAACCAATGACTTCGCGGTCAGTTCAAGAGTACTTTCTTGAGCGGAAGAACTTTCTGCGGAGTCGGAATCAGCCGGCACCAAATACTCGATCTCATCACTCTCTTTACTGGCTGCGCCTGCTAGCAGTGGCAGCATCAATATTCCGGCCAAGGCGGTGCGTGCAATCATTCCATTTGCTCTTTGATAGCTAAAAGACATCAACATCCTATCAGCGTTGCCAAGAAAGCAAAAAGCCCACCTCGTAGATGGGCTTTGCACGCGGAAAAACCGCAAAGTAACGTAAAATCTATACAGTTGGCCCGGGCGCGTCAAGCGGCTTCGCGAAGACCTTCAAGTGCTCCATCAATCCAAGCAGTGCCTGCCTTCCAGAGCTGACGCGTCTTCTCCACCCCAAAGCCCAACTTCCTCCCTACGTCTACCAGCGCAGTGTCGCGAGAGGTGTAATAACGAATAATTACTCGCCCACACTCGGGATATCGACTTCGCAGCCGACCCACAAGTCGATCAATCAAAAGCGCCTCGTCATCCGTGATCATTGGCGTAGCAACCTCGTTCTCTCGAGACGCGCAGCACGAAACGCCTGAACCCAAAACAGCCCACCGCCCCCAATGCTCCAGCAATTCCTCCACAGTACGATCAATTCTCTTGCTCACGCTCTTCCCCCTTAGTCGCCCGTGTAGTTGATGCCTCCGGCGCCCAGCCGGTTGCCTTCCTGGTACTGCGCCTCCGGCCCAACGGCCCGAGGGTGCTTCAAATCGTTGATCTGCCGTTCGGCCTCTTGCAGGCGAAGGCTCAGCTGGGTCACCAGCTCGTCCAGGGCCAGGGCCTCGCCAGTTGCAGCCGCTACCCAGCCCGAGGCGTTGCAGTGGTCGCATGGCAGATCGTGAAACACGCCCTTGATGACAGCGTTGCCGCGGCATCCCGAGCACTGAGCCAGGTCGATTGCCGGCTTCGTGAAGGCCGGCCCGTGGCTCTTTTTCATGCTTTCGAATCCTCGCTTATGGTGGATACCGGAAGTCCGTCGAAACCCGCACGCTCTGCGGCCCGCGAGAGAGTCCATGAATCCATCGATCTATCACCGGTCAAGCCGTGAACCGACTCGAAACCCTTCTGATCAAGGTGTGCGTGCCACCTCTCCAGCGCCTCGCGCTTGCGGGCCATGACGTCGGACTGGATGTACACCTTCACGTTGTGGCCCATGGCATGGTTGATCAGCAGCTCACCCACCAGGTGGTCGACACCCAGGTCAGCCCAGCCGGTACGGGCCAGCTTGCGCAGATCGTGGCTGGTCCACTCACCCTGCCCCATGACGCTGAACACGGCCGATGCCTTGGCCTCGCTCATCGGCTTGCCCTGGCGCCCCGGAAACACGAACTCGCCGTCATAGCCCCCGTTGCGCTGGATCTCGCGGTAGGCCATCAGCAGGAAGCGCACCTGGTCGGTCAGTGGCAGGCGGTGCTGCACGCTAGTTTTGGTGTGCTCAGCCGGAATGAACCACTCCCGCTCCGCCAGGCTGATGTGGCTCCATCGAGCCAGGCGGGTTTCGCCCAGTCGGGTGCCGTGACACAACATCATCAGGGCCAGCACCCCATGCTGTGGGCGGTTCGCCAGGGCGCTCTTCATGCGGGCCATCAGGTCTTCGAGGTGCACGCCACGCAGCCGTGATGGCTTGACCGTGACCTTCGCCTTGGAGAAGTCACCAAAGCGAATGCCGGCCATCGGGTTCGAGCTGATAAGCCCGAGCTTGAAGGCCTGGCGGAATGACAGCGCCAGCAGCCGAAACACCAGTCGCACGTAGTCGATAGACAGTGTCTCTTGCAGCGGCCACATCAGCTCGCGGTCGAGCAGCGCCTTGTCGATCTGGGCCAACGGTATCTCGCCGAGCCGTGGCATCAGGTGCTGTTTGATCGCTGACGCCGCCGTGCTCTTGCGCTTGGCCGACAGGTTACGGTCGCGGGACATACGCTCAGCGAACCAGGCCAGCAGCTCGCCGGTCAGTAGCCAGCTCGACAGGCTGGAGCCTTCTCCAGCCTCCAAGCGCAAGCGGATATCCGGCAAGGCTGCTGCGACCTTGGCTGCGCTCAGCTCTGGGTATGAGCCGATCAGGTTCCACTTACCCTTGTGGATCAGATACCAGGACCCCCGCTCGCGCGAACGGTGAAACCGGAAGTACAGGCCGTGGTTGCCCAGGGCCCGCAGGTCACGCACTTGGCCGGCGGCCTGCCGGCGGATCTCTGCATCGCTGATCTTTACGGCGGCAGTTTTGGTCATGCGATGAGAGCTCCTTCATTGAGCAGTGCGGCCTGAGTGCGCATCACGCCCTCGGCGTGGTACTGGCGCGCAAGTTCGCGACCTACTGCACGGCTGCGGCCATCGCAGGCGTCATGGCAGGCACTGCAGCACCAGGCGCCTTGCATGTCGTGCGGCTTCTTGCCGACACCGCAGGTTCCGGCCAGTCGGTAATGGGCGAGAACGGTGGTTTCTGGATTGCCGTTGCAGGTACCCGGGATGCGCACCTGGCACTCCCGACCGCGGGCGGCTTTGGTCAATTTGGATTGCCTCATGGGCGTTCGTCCCCGTGCAGGTCGATGACAGTGAAAGTGCTGGGCCACATACGCAGGCCGTGCAGCCTCGCCGACTGCTCGTCGCGATACAGGCCCACAGGTGGGTGTGGCTCAGTGGTGAGGTCGAGCAGATGCCCGCAGGCATAGAGCGCCCAGCGGTACTCTGCGAGGTCAGGTGCAGCCAACATTGGATGAGTCATGACCGACCTCCCCGGGCGCAGCGCAGCGCGTCAAGCGCGGCACGGCCAACATCCAGCGAGCGAGGGCTGGCGGGGGCAGCGAGTTCGGCAACCGGTACCGGCCCCAAGCTCTCGCCTTGCCAGATCTTCCGGCATTGGGCCAGGTAGTGCTTTTCGAAGCAGGACAGACCGAGTTCACGCGACATCAGCGGAAGGCTGTGAAAGCCAGTGGCAGCAGTCGCGTGGTAGACGGCTGGATGCATCCACTTCGCTGATGCGCGCATTGCCGGGTGGCAGTTGCGCAGACCCTGGGCATAGGCCTTCTCGACGCCGGGCAAGCCAAGGCCTTCGGGAGCGAAACACCAGCTCACAAACACGCCAGGCGCCGGGATGAATGCCGACTTGCTGGCACTCAGCACGCGCATGCCATGATCGATCTGCTCCAGACGGGTGATGCCCGAACGCATAAACTCGCCGAGCCATTCCAGCTTGGCTGCGTCCATCACCGCAGGAGTTGGCCAGGATTGGCGCCAGGCGCCGCAGGCCCCACGCAGCCGAAGAAACAGGTCTTCGATCACCTGGCGGGTTGCCGGATCGATCGGCATCGCTCCCGGCTCTACCGGTGGCTGATAGGTCGGATCGGTTCGGCGGTTGGCCAACAGCTGACGGACGTTGGTGGCAGTCATACTCGAACCCCCTTCTTGGCCCAGTCGACACCAGCCTCTTCCTGCTCCGCTGCGGCTTTGGCTTTTTCGGTCTTGGCCCACTTGGCGAGTCGGAAGCACCAGCCGCCGGTGCTGTCGAACACCTGCGACTTGGCGACGTAGTAACCCAAGAAGCTCTGCAGCGTTTCGTCGGTCAGCGCCTCCAAGTTCAGGCCGGCCAATTTCAGTTGGGTGGTAACCAGGTCTGCGGGTGGATTCCACTCGGCGAACATGGCGAAGCGCTGGCGGTCTTCCTGCGGCTCAATGGCCTTGCGATCCTGCTGCTCGATCACCTCGGCCAAATCGCGCGGCTGCTGCTGATTGGTATCCTGATTACTGGTATCTTGATTTGTCGGAGATTTTTCCGACCCTGAATCGGATTTTTTTCCGACCTTGCTCGGAGATTTTTCCGAGGTTGATCGGATTTTTTTCCGACCATTAAAGGTCCGAGAGGTCGGATATTTTTCCGACCCATCGAGCTTGCGATTCCACGCTTTACCCTTCTCTGTCAGTCGCACCAACGTGATGCTGGAAGTACTGGACAGCTCGATCAGGCCCGCTGCATTGAGGGCCCTGAGAAGGCGGTATGCGGTATCAGGTTTATCGGTCAGCAGGGGCAGCTCTTCGACGATCTTGGCCTTGCTCAGGGCAAAGTAAATCCCGCTATCCGTCTTGACTGGCTTGGCCCAGCTTGGGCACTCGTAAACGAACGCAAACAGCAGTGCTTGCTGAGCATTCAAGCCCCACTCCACGGCAAGCGACTGATTGATGTGAATGGTGAACTGCATGGCTATACCGCTGCCCGGGCTTGATGGCCCGCACACTGACGCGACAGATTCACGGAGAAACCGAAAACTGACGCGATAGAGCTGCTGTTGCTTGCAACGATTGCTATGTGCATAATCGACCCACGTTGTTGTTGAAGAAGCCGCCCTGCCAGGCGGTTTTTTTTCGCCTGAAATTCCAGTACTGGATGGATTCGCAGGTGTTTCGGTCATCTACTGGCGCAATGTCGGAGGGGTGAGAATTCACTCGTCGCCCTTGGAGCCCTTTTTGTCGGCGCGAAATTGCCCCTGCGAAAGGACTTGGATTTGGTATTGCCTCGACTCGGGAACGGTGTCACCCCACATGGTCACGGCGCTAGGCTGAATTCCCAGGGCCTCGGCGAGCTTTTTCTTGCTCCCGAAAAACTTTGCTACGTCACGCGTTTTCATTGCGCATCCTCATTCGTACGTGAAGCAATTTCAGCATGCTTAAGTTATTGCGTCAACGAGGCTGAAAGGCATCTGCATGCTTAAATTCAGTTAACTTAATATCGGTGCCATGGAAAGACATGAGCGAATAGCCCGGGCCATCGCGGTCAGCGGCAAGAAAAAAGGCGAAATCGCAAACGAATGCGGCGTTGCGAATTCAGCAGTAACTCAATGGATCTCAGGCGAAAGCAAAAGCCTAAGGCCGGAAAACCTGTACGCCTTGGCAAAGGCGACAGGATTCCGTGCCGAATGGCTCGCCATTGGCGAAGGCCCTGAAACTGATGGCGCGGCACAGAGGAACGTTGCGCCTGCCATTCAGCCCAATATGACGTACCGTTACCCAGTCATTAGCTGGGTGGCAGCAGGTGCATGGGCCGAGGCTGTCGAGCCCTTCCCGCCTGGGTTCTCCGATCGATACGAGATCTCCGATTACAACTCGAAAGGCGCGGCGTTTTGGCTTGAGGTGCGCGGCGACTCAATGACGGCGCCAACGGGAACTAGTATCCCGGAAGGAATGATGATCCTCGTTGATACCGAGGCTGAGGTGACGTCAGGCAAGCTCGTGATCGCTAAGCTGGCAAACAGCGGCGAGGCCACCTTCAAAAAGCTTGTCGAGGATGGTGGCAGGCGCTACCTAAAGCCGCTAAACCCTGAGTACAAAATGGTTGAGTGCGGAGAGGACTGCCGAATAATCGGAGTAGCAGTTCGAGTAATGGGCAAGCTTTAAGCGCTCTCTTCACCCAAGAGCCCGGCCCTGCGCCGGGCTCTTTCGTTTGACCTGACCCGATCAATCTTGCCAAAGGTGTGCACCTCAAATACTGTTCATCCATACAGTAAGCAAGGAGGTACCTACATGGGCCAAGGCATTCCCGACACATCGAACCACCCCTCTTCCTACGAGTTGCTCGGCCGCCGAGTTCGGCGCCTGGTTGTCTCGCCGCATGTGCAGAAGCTCCAGGCCGTCACAGTGACGCCTGCTCCCGGTGAGCTGGAGGAAGACTGGGAGCGGCTCCTAGACGAACTAAGCAACACCGACGGCATACGGATTGACCGCCTGGAGAGTGGCGCCTACCGAATCGGGTGGCGTGAATACATCGACTGCTAGTTGAAGCCCGCCATCGCGCGGGCTTTTTCATGCCTGAAAATTCAGCAATCTGAAAATATTTATTCAGCATGCTTGACCTCTTAATTTCAGTTTGCTTAAATTTCCTTCAAGCAATGCCGGATGACCACCGGCCAGCAACGAAGGCAGCGATGGACAGGCCTCAACAGTCCAGAGGGTTGGCAACTGACCCGGGCGTGCAGCGTAAAGCGCTAAGAACAGTTATCCGGCGGACCAGGGTCGCGGTCGGAGAAACAACCAACGATGTGCTCCCGGTCTGTCGCCAGTAGCGAGACCGGGATGATTTCACCGACTGGCCTTGGCGACAGGGCCAGACGGGAAATCAACCCGCCGAGGTAACTCATGGAATCGACAATCGTCAGCGGCCAGTGGAAAGGTCACCTCGGGCGCGGCCTGGCCCCGCGCGAGCTTCAATGCCTGCTCGCTGTTGCCCAGGGCATGACCGCCAAAGAGATCGCCCGCCTGATGCAGATCACTCCGGGCACCGTGGCCAACCGCATCGAAAACGCGATGTACAAGCTTGGCGTGCACCGGCGCGCCGCCCTGGTGGCCGAGGCTATGAAGCGCAAGATCATCAGTCCGATGTGCTTTGTACTGGCCGGCCTGATCGCCATGCACTCGATGGTCGCCGACAGTGATCCAGTGCGGCGGGATCGCAGGGCACCCGAGAGGCGCATTGCCCAGATTCGAGTGCTGCGTAAGGCCGAGGCCTACGAGCTGCACTCATAGGTGGCCACTGCCTCCCCAGTGGCGCACAACGGAGGATGCCGCCATGTAACCGCCAGCCCTTGCCGTGCCGCCATATGCGGCCTCGGTAGCTCACGTGAGGTGGTACTTACTGAGCCAGCCCGGTACGCCGGGCTTTTTCTTGCCCGTCCCTTGGAGATCCCCATGCACCCATCCATGCAGCAGCGCGTCGACGGCCTGGCCGCGATGCGTGCACGAACCACCCTGCCGCCGGCAAACCTGCACGTCATCCTCGGCCTGACCGCGCCGGCCCAGTCGGTGCGCTACCAGGTCGTCGCTAAGGGCAAGGCCTACCACATCATTGAGTGCGCCACGGGCAAGACCCGGGTGTTCTGCTTCAACTACAAGGTTGCGGTCAACACCGCCCAGGCGCTGGAAGCTGCGGCTGATCGCAAGGCGGGCCGCCAATGAACATCGGCAGCCCTATTCCCGACCCACGGCTGCAGGTGATGGCCGACCTCAGCGCGCAGATCGACCAGTTCTTCGCGGCAGGCCGGTGCCCCGCTGTGATCCCTTCCGGCGTGAGTGGCGAAGGCTGGGGCATGAAGAGCCCGCACCAGCGCAAGCAGCGCGCCGCGCGTGATGCAGCGGCGCCCATGGTGCGAGAGCTGGCAGCCCAGGGCCTGAATGCCCAGGAGATCGGCGAGGCGATGCAGACCAGCCACACGCGCATCAGGCTGATAGCCCAAGAAAACAGCATCACCCTCGGCGGGTCGGCATGATCCGCCGGGTACTCAACCGCGCACGGCATGGCCGGCGCCAGCAGCAAATCAATCTGCCGCCCAGCGGCATCGTTCATCAGGAGATGCAGCAATGTCCAAACCAACTGACACCACCGAGTTCCTGCAGGAGCTCAACGGCGGCGCCTTCGCCAGCCAGATTGGCCACGCCCTGTCCGAGGTAGCAGCGGGCGTTGTCGATCACGGTAAGGCAGGAAAAATCACCATCACCTTGGACTTCAGTCAGATCGGCGACTCCCACCAGGTGAAGATCAAGCACAAGCTCGACTATAAGGTGCCGACCAAGCGCGGCACACGTAGCGAGAACACCAGCCTCGATACGCCGATGTACGTCGGCACCGGCGGCAACATCTCCCTCTTCCCCGAAAAGCACGACCAGCTCTTCACCCGTGACGAAGCACCTGTTCACCCACGCTCGTAATTCAACGCACCCACAAGGAAAAGCGCATGTCCCTCAGCAAAGAAGCTATCGAACTGATCCAGGAAAATGCCATTGCCGCGGCTGGCCGCAATCTGCCGGCCTTGGGCCCGGTGGTCGTCGTTCCGCAAAACTTCACCGTTGTTGATCTGGAGCGTTACCAGGAAGGACGCAACCGCTTCCGTGGCACCTACGCCACCCATTCGCTGGCTGACTACAGCGCCTACGTTGTCGAGCGCGCCGCGCCAGCAGCCCGCGGCTTCATCGATCAGGACAACATGAGCTGCATCGTGCTGTTCAACATCGGTACCGCCGATGATCCGGGCCACGCTGATGATCGCGCAGTGCTGCGTCTGAAGGCGTCCGCCGCCTTCGCAGCCGTTCAGTCAGTGTGCGGCCAGAGCCTGGCGCAGAAGACCATGAGCGACTGGATTGAAGACTGGAACCAGCACCTGACCGCGACCGACGAGAGCGGCGCCAGCATGTCGATCGCAAAGGCCATCGCCGCGGTGCGCACCATCACCGTCAAGGCTTCGTCTGAGAGCGATCACGCCGTGGGTGAAACCCGCGCCAGCCGCAGCACCATGGACCAGATTGAGGCCAGCAGCAAAGAAACCTTGCCGGCCTGGCTAGACTTCAAGGTTATCCCGTTCGAGGGCCTGGGCGAACAAGTGATCCGCCTTCGTGTATCCGTCATCACTGGCGCCTCGCAACCAGTGCTGAAGTTGCGCTGGGTCGGCGAAGAGGCCCAGTGCGAGGCTATTGCGCAGGAGTTCAAAGCGGCGGTAGAGGTAAAAGTAGGTAATGCCGTAGCGCTGTCACTGGGCACTTTCGATACGAAATAATATCGACACTTAGTCAGCGCATAAGGTATTAACGTGGCGCCGAGTTGTAGGCGGCGCCAACTAATGCCCCGTTATTTCTTTGGGCGAGAACCAAACAGCTTGATCCAAAGAGCAAATCCGCGCTGCTGCAATCGGTACTCCCCCATCTTCGACGGATTTTTAAGAATAATTTTCCTAGTCGTAAGTGCCTTCAGTGCATCAGTTAAAGTCTGGTCATCACCTGTAAATTTTTCACGGATCTCGCTCTTCTTGATCCAATCGCTCATGTTCTCAGCCATGATTGCTAGAACCTGACGATACTCATCTGATTTTATTTTAGAGTGGTAGTCAGCAGCATAATAACGAGACCCTATCGAATCAAGCGCCCCACCTTCCTTGAAAGCACCATCTAGAACATCCTCTGAAGAAATCTCACCATCCGTATTGTGCTCGTATGCTGAGTAAGCAAACTGCTGAATAAAATGAGGATAACCTTCGGACAGCGTGGCAACGTGATCTTTGGCAAAATCCCCCATCGTGGTTTGCTCTTGGTTAATCTTATTACCCGCTAAAATTCCGCGATCAAGAACATATTTAGTATCAGAAAAGCTAAGTTCCTTGACATTCAAGTGAGTAAAAATTCTGATTGATGACTCATGAGACTTCGCAAGTTTCTCAACAGTATCCGGAAGGCCAGCGACCACAAACATTACCTTGTCGCATCCATGCTGCTGAAGCATTTCCGTTACAGCTTTAAAGAAATACCCAATATGCAAATCCGGGCATGCATTATCCGCCTCGTCAATAATGAAAACAATTCCGTCTTTTGCTGCCTCACCCTTCTGGGGATTAGATATCCTGCTGCATGTTTGGCTCAAAGAATATGCGAAATCGTCAATCACCACATCTGCATCATTAACGACATCAGCTTTATCTAACCCAGAGTCCAAAACCTTTATTCGCTGAACGAAAGACCAGGTATCTGCGAGAAAATTTCTTACAGTTTCAACCTTACCAAGCTCGCGACTGATACTTCTTTCAATCAATTTAACCAATGTCACCAAGCTGGTGCGCTCAGAAACAACCACATTGACGGAGATAAAATTAAACTCCCCGTACTCAGTCGGAATCTCACCGACTGCAACATGCTTCAGCAGATTCATGAGCGAAGACTTACCTATCCCGCGCTCACCTGTAATAAGTATATTTGAAGGGTATCCATTTTTGGTTTGATGCAAGGCTTTTTCTAGAGTCCGAATTTCCTTCGCACGCCCCGCAAACATTCCACTACTTACAGGGCTATTCGGCTTGAAAGGGTTAATCTTACTCATCAAACAATCCTTAAACTCTGGTAACAAGCGTATTTTCGCGAGCTGTCAGCAGTCAGCCATGGGATGCCATTTAGAATGGAGCTTCGAAGCAAGTCAACCGGCCACACTCAAAATTCCGTATAAACGAGAGAAGACCACGCTGCCACCGACCACCAGTGAAGTTCCGACGACTCGAGGTATCCCCATGCCCACAGAAAACCGATCCAGCAATGCCGAGATGGAGCGTACTCAATGACACACATCTGCTACCGCCGTGACCCGAACGTGAACGCCGTCACCGACCTGGTGAGCGACGAGCAGATGCAGAGCGCGTTCCAAGGCACCAACTTCGGCCATACCGATTACCGTGGACTGCTGGCCCAAGGCTGCATCAAGGCGCTGGCCGCCTGGCACCAGGGGCACACTCTGACCTGCATCCTCCAGGAGCTGCGCCTGATCAGCTGGAACCGTCAGACGGATAAGATCAAGGTCACCGCCAAGGGTCGGCACTACATCTGGCTCGCCTTCAAGAGTCGGCCGGGCGTCTAGAGAACATTTGTACTCCACCCGACGAAGCGCCATCGACGGCTGAGCGAAGCGGGAACAAAATACTGTTTATTTGAACAGTACTATCTATGCACTTCCTCATCGTTCCAATGCGCGTGCGCGGCGTGCCGCGTAGCCAGAAAGAGATCCGCGCATTCAACCCGATCCGCGGTGACGTGCATTTACGCCTGGATGAGTTCGCGCCGCTGGGTCGGGCTTCAAACTCGGCGTCGATCCTCAAAGTTCACCCGGGCGAGCCTGATCTGCCGCCCTTGTATGAAGCAGTCATGACTGGTATGTCCACTCTGGGCGCGACGTTCACAGGAATCGAGATCATCGAAGGCGTTGCTTACGCCCAGAGTTGGTGGGTTCGCATCCCTTGAGATTTAGGCCTGCTTCGCAACTGCCCGAGCTGGTTCCTGCTCAACTGCAATGCGGCGAGCTCTACCTACGCCCCATGCCAAGGCGCGTGTCATTGATTCTTGCGGGCGTGAATCGTAAGCCTCTTCGAGAATGGCCACTCCACATGCCGCATACACACCGATAAACATTTGTGTGGCGCCCGTCCTCGACAGCCTCACTTGAACGTCGATGGTTGTACCGTCGTCGAGCATTTCGTCGTGAGTTCTGGTGTGCAATCGAGGATCCGCCCACGCCCAGTAACACTCCCCACGATGTCTCATTTCGGACTCCTTTTTCCGGTTGTTAGCACTTGATCGTATTCAAAATGGCGAGTCTGGCCAGCCTATTAGGAATCTCTTTTTCGTATTTCAGACGACCGGCTAAGTAACCTCTACATAACCTGTACACCTACAAATAAACGTACAACTTAAATCATTTGCTGCGGCCTGCGGCAGGAGAGAGTCATGCCTGAAGAAATCAAACTGATCCAGCCGGCGCCGGTCGTGCGCGACGAATACGGAATGTTCCAGCACCCGGACCTACCCGACTTCGACGAGGGTGATGGCGACAAGTGCAGGGCCTGGATTGCTGAGCAGGGCCTGGAGGTCGGCAAGGTCAGCCTGGAATACGCCGACGAGGCTATAGCTGACAGGTACTTCGAAAGCCACGACCCGGACTGCAGCTACTGGGAACCCTACCGGCCCGATGGTGATGGCTGGTTCTGCCTGGCAATACACGACACCGACGACGGTCCGGTGTGCTGGTGGGGTCGTAGAGTGGTGACGCCATGACCGACCTGATCGAAGTGAAGGCGGCCGACCTGGTGGGCGAGCAACTGGCCTGGGCGGTCGCCAAGGCCGAGGGGCTGGATGTGCATGTGGCCAAGCCGCACTACGGCGCGCCGGCCAGGGTGTTCGTCCAGTACCGCGGCGAAGCAACCGAACGCTGCGAGCGGTACAACCCGCAAGAGAACTGGGTGCTTGGAGGGCCGCTGAAGACAAAGCATCAGATCGGCGATGGCCCAGTGCGGGGTGGCTGGACGGCCTACCCCAGCCGGCCGAATGAGCCCACCAACTGGCTGATGGGCCCGACTCCACTCGTCGCCATCTGCAGAGCCGTCATAACCAAAATCACCGGCTGGACAGTCCAGGTGCCGAAGGAGCTGATGTCATGACCGAACAACGTCCCAAGGAATTCTACTCTGTCGATCAAGCCTCTCAGCATGCTGCTGAATGGTGCAAGCGCAATCCCGCATGGCGCAGGATCTGCGATATCCCTGATATCTCCGTGTTCGAAAAAACCTACGATGAGATCCCAAAGCGCGAGCGCGCCTACTGGGAAAAGAACGGCGGCGAAGAATGCTGGCGTGAATTCGGCGCCGGGGGAACCAAGGTGCCTACCGGATTCATCTCTGGAAAGGGCGAGTTCTTCGACCACGTCCTCAAAGTTCCGCTCCATCACAACATGATGATGGTTTACCGCGTGGGCAAGAGGTGGAAGCCATGATCGCCCTCTCCTACATGGCCTACCTGATCTACAGGGGGCCGCGATGAGCCGCTTTATTGCCGTTGTCCACGGCTGGCACGTCCATAGCAACGGCTTCAACGTGCACGAGCTGAACGCAACCAGTCATGAAGTTGCTGATGACGAAGCGTGCCTTCTTGCAGCGCGCCGTGACGCCGCCTTCGACCGCACAGCCTATGTGGTGGTCGAGATCGGGGACCGCGAGCGCCTACCCCGCCGCCTGACCTGGCGCGAACGCCTCACCGGCAAGATTCAGTAACCCTCCCCCTACATACAACTCAAGCCCGCCGACATGCGCGGGCATGGAGAGCTATTGCCGCCAATCTGCGGCTTGGAGCCTACCCATGGAAACCGAAATTCTTTCGGATGAAGAGCTGGCCGAACTGACTGGCTACAAAGCCAGGGGCTATCAGCGCCGCTGGCTCGAAGAGCGAGGCTGGGTGTTTGTTGAAACCCGAAGCGGCCGACCGCTGGTTGGTCGCCACTACGTCCGCATGAAGCTGGGTGTGACGCTTGACGTGGTGCCGATGGCGCCGCCTCCACCCGCTACCCCCGCATGGACACCAGACATTTCAAAGGTGAGGTGAAATGCGCCCTAGGAGCACCGAGAACAGGGACTTGCCGCCGGGTGTTTACCGGCGCAAGCGCACCAGCAAGAGCAAGAAGAACCCGGGAAAGGCTTGGATCAGCTACTACTACCGCGATAAGGATGGGAAGGAAATACCGCTGGGCACCGACTTGAGCCTTGCCCGGCTGAAGTGGGCAGAACTGGAGGCGAAAGAAAAACCGAAGGACCTGGTCACCATGGGCGCGATCTTCGATCGGTACGAGCGCGACATAATCCCGAAGAAGGCGGCGCGCACCCAGAAAGACAACCTGGCCGAGATACGCCAGCTGCGCAATTACTTCGAAAAGGCGCCAATCGACGGGATCACGCCTGCTCATGTGGCGAAGTATCGCGATGCTAGGACGGCGCCGGTAAGAGCGAACCGCGAGATCGCCACCCTGTCGCACATCTTCAACATCGCCCGGGAATGGGGCCTCACCACCAACGAGAACCCGTGCCAGGGCGTGCGCAAGAACAAGGAGCTACCGCGAGACTTCTATGCCAATGACGCAATCTGGAGCGCGGTATATGCGAAAGCAGTGAGTGAACTCAAGGACGCCATGGACTTGGCGTATCTGACGGGCCAGCGTCCGGCGGACGTGCTGGTGATGAGGTGGGACGACATCGAGGGCAACACGCTCGGCGTGAAGCAGAAGAAGACCCAAAAGAAGCTGCGGATCATGCTGGAGGTCGATGGCGTGGAGAGTAGCCTGGGCGCCCTAATCAGGAAGATTATGGAGCGCAACGCTTCGCATGGGTCGCCATACCTGCTGCTAACCGACAACGGCAAACGGGTGACGGCGCCCATGCTCCGTCATCGTTGGGATGACGCCAGAGAGGAAGCGGTGAAGGAGGCAGTCGCCGGCGGCGACCAGGTGCTGGCCGGCCGGATCGGGCAGTTCCAGTTCCGCGATATCCGTCCGAAGGCGGCTTCCGAAATCACCGATATCGACCACGCCAGTCTGCTGCTGGGCCATACCAAGGGCGACATTACCGAGCGGGTTTATCGCCGCGTCGGGGCGCTGGCGAAACCGACCAAATAA